GATGTAAAACTTGTTGATCATGCGGTCTCCTCCGGCTTGTAATTCCGGGGCATCGGTTGCCAGTTCAAAGTCCCGTTGGGATGGTCGTCGATGTTCGCGGCGTCCTCCACGGTATATATCTGACCGTGACGCTCGGCGCATGTCCGCCCATACGGGTCACCTGGGTCGATGTAGTTGTCATCCGGGTCGCCGTCTATATCGTCGGCGCGGACATAGGAGAAACCTTGCTCCTTGAAGAAGCCCACGCTCGTCAGATTTTGAGTCCGCATGACCTCCGTCCGGGCGATCGTACGGGCGCGGTTCTCGGTCTCGGTCAGGATGGACCGGAGACCTGGGAATGGAGGGTCGGCGGTCGGGACTCCCCGCGCCAGTTGCGCGATGGAGTAGCCGTTCTCCAGGGCGATCGTCACTCCCCGCTGGATGGCCCGGTTGGTAGTCCGGTGGATTATCGCCGCCCTGGCCGGCGCCTGGACCAAGACCGACTGCACGAAGGGCAGTTGTTCCGTCCATTGCAACGTCCCGGCGAGGCCGGTTTCGTTTATCGCGGCAACTGTTTTCTTACTCATGCGGAGTATCGCCCGCTCCACGATGGCCTGGAGGTCGGGGATGCCGTCCGGCAAGTCCAACATGGAAGGATCAAAGCCCGGAGGGAAGTCCTTGGAGTCGGAGCTGGTCCGCTCCATCCACCGTCCCAGGATGCCGTCCACCCGGTTACGGAGTCCGCGGAAGTGCCGCTGGACCCGCTTCGCCATCTGGTCGGTCTCCTCCTCCCGGTCCTCCAGGAGTTGGCGGCGTAATATCCCGGCCCGTCTCGCTACCCTCGGCGCCTTCAAGGCCGGGAGGTCTTCCCATTCCTTGAGCGTCCCGACCGGCAACGACTCCTCCACCGGAGCGGCGCCAACCGCCACCGGGGCCGGTGTACCCTCGGGAACTTCAAAGATTGATGACGGTATCCTCCGGACCGCGCCGTCCAAGATAGCTACCAGTCCGAGTTGTTCCCTGGCTTCGTTCAAGGTCAGGATGCCGCCGGCGAATAAGCCGGTAACTCTGGAGGTCATCGCCTCGCGGTCGTCCAGGCCAGAGCGCATCTCGGCCCAGTCCACCGTCAAGGTCTCGTTGCCGGGATAATCGTCAAACAGATTCCGGTTCAAATGCCGGAGGATGCGGGAGACCATCGGCTCCAATGTCTCGGAGTGGAAGGCCATCCGGGCCTCGCGGTAATTGCTATATGTCGAGCGTTGGAGTCCCACGTTGGCCCCGACCAGGATCGCCGGGACGCCGAAGACCGCGCATATGCGGGACTCGGTCAGGTCATGGAGTTCTGTCAACGCCATGTCTTTCGGAGAATTTGCCATCGGGACATAGTCGGCGTCCTCGTCCAGGATGGCGATGCGGTGGAAGTTGTTCCGTCCGCCAAACTGGGACCGCCAACGGGACCGGATGACCGACGCCTCCTCCTGGGTGTTGAGACGCCGCTTGAGTTTCAATAGCCCGGACGGGACGCCGGCGTTCTGGAAGTAGACCTTGGCGAAGTCGGTCATGTTCAGATCAAGGTTGACGTTACGGGCCAAGACCTGGAGGGGGGACAAGCCGTAAAGGTCGCCGCCGGGATTCGGCAGGGCGAGGTGGCAGATGTCCTCCCGCGGGATGGGATAATCTTTCCCGCCGACCGTGTAGATATAACCCTCGGCGCCGTGGTCACCACCGATGATCCGGACCCGGTCGGGCCGGAGGTGGTAAAGCGCGGACACCTTGCCGCTCCGGTTGCGCTCCTTGAGCGTGTAGGTATTCCCGGCGACCTGCAGAAAGGTCACAAGAGTCTCGACAAAACTGTACCAATCGGAGGTCGGGTTGGGCTTGGAGGTCAGGTCGTGGAGAAGGCCGGAGGTAATCTCGACGGCGCCGCCACCTTGGGCGGGAGCCTGGACGTAGTACCGGGGAGAGGCCGCGCTGACCGCCAGCTCGCGGATGCAAGCATGGACTATCTCGGACTTGGCGTAGCCCTCGGTGGCGAATGACTCAAAGCTGGCGTCCGGGTAGGTCGCCTGTCCAACGTCATAATTGAGCGGGACGGCGACTGCTACGTCGCCCGGTTCTTGCTTGCGGAGGAAGTCCCAAAAAGACAAAATGACCTCCACCGGCTTCGGGCTTCCGCCTCGGACACTTGCCGGATAAGGTCACTGGGGATAAATCTAGCACATGAGTTCTGATGCCGTCAACCTTCTGGGATGGTAGGGCTGCATCCGTTTGGTGGGACCAACGCAATACATTAGCCCGTCCTCGTATCGGTAGGATAACAGCCGCCCGTCCTGGAGGAGGGTATAGGTTACGCCGGGAGTGGCTATGGCGTTACGCCTCGCCCACCGCCGGCCAGCGGCCCAGTCCTTGGTCTTGACGGTTAACGGCATCACTCCGCCTCGTTCCGGGCCTTGCATCGATAGCAGATGATGACCGTCCCCCGCTCGGCCTTGACCGCCAGGAGCTTCCCGCATTGACCACACCGGAGTTCTTTGGTCAAGCGTCCTCTTGCTCCTGGATGAACTGGGAGCATAACGCCAGGAGGGCGGACGCTATCGCCAGCATCGCCAGGTTGGCGGATTTATCCTCGCGAGTATTTGTGGTGTTGGCTTTCCATTCCCTGGCATTTTGCTCGGCCTTGACCAGCCAATCCCGCCCTTCGGAGAAGTAGTCCTCCGGAGTTTTCATCACCATACTCCCACTCCCGGACCCGTAGCCGCCCAGCACATCGCCAAAGCGTCCGCGTCGTCGGGGCTTCCGCCGGTTGAGGACCGTTTTTTGAAGTCATCTTTTGACTCCAGTTTTAGCCTCCGGTCTCCCTGGACGGTGTACCGCCGCGCCGATAGCTGGGCGATCACCGATGGGTTGTCATCGATGTCGATGGTCCCGTCTCGGAAGGCTTGGCCCAACTCCAGCCATGCCTCCGCGATGGCGTTGACGTATCGGTCAGACCGCCGCGCCTTCTCCCCGCCGTTGAACGGGACGATCCGGACCCGACCGCCGGCCACGTTCTCCTCGTTCAGCCGGTCGGTCACTCCACCTCCGACGCCGGTGTCGTCCACGATTATCGAGGTCACATCCGGGTCGTCCTCGGCCATAGCCTTGAGATGTCCGGCGACCTCTTGGGTATCCCGCCCTTGGGACTTCCAGACCAGCCGGCAGACGTTCCCCTGCCGGCGGTAGACGACCGTCTTATCGGCGCCGAATCTGGCAACATCGCAAGCCAGCGTTGCCTCGCCCTCCGGCTCCAGTTGGCGCTCGACCGCCTCCATCAACAAAGACCGCGGGACGATGGCGTCCTCCAGGTTGTCCGGGAACCGGCCCAGGACTGAGGCGATATATAGGGCCGACTGCTCTCCCCATTCCTTCCGTCGTTCCTCGATCTGTTCGGTGGTCACCATGCCGGGGATTACCTCTCGGCCTTGCTGGACGTTTGGCGTGTCGGATGCGGCGATCTCGATGGTGTGGTAAAGGTCGGAGCCGCCGTGAAAGGCATCGTAGAATTCGCCGGAGCTGGCGAAGGCGTTCCCCGTCAATAACATTCGGGCTGGGTTGAGCCGCTTACAAGCTTCTATATGGGATTGCTCTATGTTATGAGCCTCGGTAAGTACGATGAGGAGGTTGGGGGAGTGGAACCCCTGGATGTTATATTCGTTGTCGGTGCTGAAGCCGACCGCGTAGTGCCGGTCGTCCAACTCCCACCGGGCCGTCCGGTACATCTGACCCCCCAGCGGCGCCCTCGCCGTGAGATATGCCGACCTGGCTTCCTTCCACACGATGTCGCTGACCTGGCGATGGGTCGGGCCGAGGACGACACAGATGGCGGGATACCGGGTCGCCATCCACCAGAGCATCACCCTGGCCGACTGCCAGTCCTTGCCGGTCCCGTTGGCGCCGACGACCGCTACCCGGTTATGGTCCCGGACCGCCCTCGCCATCTCCAACTGCTTATCGTAAACGCTCGTACAACCGAGGACGGCATCCC